ACGGCACCCAACCTCAATCCCGACCGCAGCCGCAACAGCAGGCGCCAAACCCCGATGACGAGCCGGTCAAGGCCGGCGTGCTTCGCCAGCTCCTCGAGGAGCGAACGCAGCGTCAGCGGTATGAAGCTCAAATTCGCGAGTTTCAGGCGCGGGAACAGGAGCGGGCTCGACAGCAGGCTCAGCCTGCCCAGCCGAAAGCCGAGGACCTGATCTTTCAGGATCCCGCGGCCTACGACAGGATGATCGAGCAGAAGATCGAAGCCAAAACTGCACACATTCGCCTCGAGAGCGATATGCAGATGGCGGCGATGCGCCATGGTCAGCTGTTCGATTATGCCTGGCAGCACTTCCACCAAACATGCCAGAACGGTCAGGACCCGGTCGCCTGGTTCAGAGTGATGAACGCCAGGAGCCCCGGTGAGGAAATGGTGCGGTGGTTCAATGAGCGCCGCTTGTTGCACGAGTCGGGAGGCGACGTGAACGCCTTTCGGATGAAGGTCGCTCAGCAGCTCCTGCAGGACCCAGAATTTCTAGCCTACATGCAGACGAACGCCGGCCAGGTGCAGCAAGGAGAGCAGCCCCAGCCGCAGCATGCAGGCCAGACACAGCCACGCGGCGAAGATGGTCGGTTCGTACCCCAACAGCAGCAACAGCCCCGGCATGAGGTTCGTCTCCCGACGTCCCTTGGTCGCATGAACGGTGCCGGTCGCGGCACGTCTGCTTATGCGCCTGAGGACGGGTCAGAGGAGGCGATATTCGACGCAGGGCGCCCGCGAGCTAGATGAAACGCTAGTGGTGCGTCCCCCAATCTCTGGGGGATACTATGGCAGTATCAACGGTCCAGGCTAATAACGTCGTTATTACCTGGCGCAAGAAGATCTATCGCGAGTGGCGCCGAGCTAATTACTTTGCGCCATACATGGGCGAAGGCCCATCAAACATAATCCAAATCTACAGGGATTTGGCTGACGGCGGCGACGTCCTCAACGTCCCGCTTATCGGTGCCCTGCGTGGCCCTGGTGTTAGCACTGGCCCGCTGACCGGCAACGAAGAGCCTTTGGATGAGTACGGCATGCGGTTGTGGGTCGATTGGATCCGTAACGCAGTCCTGCTGACTCGAGCCCAGATGAGGAAATCGGCTTACGAGCAGCTGGACGAGGTTCGTCCATTGCTCAGTGAGTGGATGCAGGGGCTCACCCGCGACGAGATCATTCTCGCTTTCGGTGCCATCCCGAACGAGTCGCCTCCCGCCAACTGGGGCAACGAGTCGACCGCCGGGCAGCGGGTCAACGGCATCCTCTATGACTTGGCGACTACCGCACAGAAAGACCTCTGGCACACCGCCAACGTCGATCGGCTGCTCTACGGCAACACGGTCTCTGGTTATCTCGGCACGCATGCCGCCTCCCTTGCCGGCATCGACAACACCGAGAAGGCATCAGCCGCGCAGCTGATGCTGCTCAAGCGCCGGGCGCGCCGGGCCAGTCCAGGGATTACTCCCTACAAGGACAACGAGGAACAGGGTCGCGAGTGGTTCGTGCTGTTCTGTGGAAGCAATGCCTTCCGAGACTACACTAACGACCCGACGATTATGAACGCTAATCTCTACGCCCGCCCAAGAGAGAATGGCGGGGTGGATAAGAACCCGCTGTTCCAGGACGGTGACCTTCTCTATCGCGGGGTGATCATTCGCGAGATCCCCGAGATGGACGACATGCTCACCATCCCGGCGGCGAGCTTCGGCGGCACGGTCGACGTCGCCCCGGTATTCATGTGCGGGCGCAATGCTATCGCGCTGGCATGGGGGCAGATGCCTCGACCGACCGAGCGCAAGGAGGACGATTACGGCTTCCTCATCGGGCGCGGCATCGAGGCTGTCTATGGAGTCGGCAAGGTGTTCAAGCGCCAACCCGGCCTCTCGACAACGCCTCTCTCGCCTGGTGGCCTCAAGCAGTGGGGGATCGCCCAGGGCTTCGTCGCATCAGTGAACGATACTTAAGGAGGGCGACATGGGAGCACCTACCGGCACCGTCACCCCGCTGCGCACGAAGCCGTGGCGCGGTTTCCCGTCAGTCAATGCCGTGCATGGCATACGGGCACACATCAACCAGGACCCGGCGAAATACGCCGGGGCCGCAGGCGGTCTTGGGCCATCGGTGGCAGGCTTGGGCGGTTGGATTGCGCTCGCGCCTGGCGGGTCGGCGGTACACATCGGCACCATCCCGCAAGGGGCGATCGTGCTGCCGCTGTCGCACCACCTGCTCGTCGCGTTCTCGCCGGCCGGCACGCTCAACGTCGGCACGCTGACGACGCCAGGTGGCTTCCTCAGTGGCCTCGCGCTGACGACGCCGGCGTTCACCGCCTCTGTCTCCTCAGGCGCGCTGATGGGCTACCAGGCAACCCAGATCGAGGTCTACGCGCAGCTCACCGGCTCTGGCGCTGCTGCCGCCGGTGAGATCGACGTGCTGATCCCGTTCTACATCCAGAAGGACTGAACCATGGGCTCGACGCTGCTCAACGCGCCGAAGCCCTGGCGCGGTTTCCCGTCAATGAACGTGGTGCATGGGATACGTCTCATGCACCGCGTCGGCGGGCCTGGCATCGCGCTGCCGCGCGGGTCGCCGAAAGGAAAGGCGATCCCGATCGGCACCATCCCCGCCGGCGCCTTTGTGCGCTCGGTGATCACATACGTGAAAACCGGCTACACGGCTGGCTTCACTATCGACATCGGCGGCAACCCGAACGCTGCGTCGCCGCCGGTGTTCGCCTATGACTTCGGCACCGGCATCGACATCTCGGCTGCCGCGACGCTGCCTCAGACACTGACCTTTGGGTTCGTGCCTGATGACGTCGAGATCTACGCGCGGCTCAACGGCGCCGGCGCGCCGGCCGCGGGTGAGTTCGACACCGTCATCCAGTTCTACATCAACAAGACCTGAGGAGGCCGCGATGGCTGTTGCAGACCAGAGGGAACAGAAGAAGCTCGGTCCAGTCACTTATCAGGACCCCGACAAGACCGGCCAGCCGATCACGGTTAAGGGCGTGACCTTCATGCCTGGCGAGTCGGTGAACCTCGACGAGCTTTTCGCCGAGGACGAGGCCGAGGCGATGAAGAAGGACCTCGCCAACAACTCGCACTTCAAAGTCGAGGGCGGGCCCGATCACCGCAAGATCCTCGAGGCGCGGGCGAAACACGAGGAGGAGGCGCAGCGCAAACGTGCCGAGGCGGTCGAGAGGCAGCAGCAGCAGGCGCAGCGCCAACAGCCGCAACAGCAGCCGCCTGGCGATTGGAAGGGGCCAGAGCACCCGACCCTCGAGCACGACTCGCGCACCGCGAAGCGCAAATGAGCTGTCATGGCGACGCGATCGGAACTCATAGCGCGGGTGCTGAAAAACCTCGGGGTCTGGCAGGCTGGTCAAGACTTGCCGCCCGAGGACTACCGCGCCGTCGATGAGGACCTCGAGCGCACCCTCGCCGCCATGGCGAAGGCCGATGTTTTTATCGTCGACGACCCCGAGAACATCGACGACGCCGCCTTCACTGAACTGGCCGCGTATCTGACGAACGAATACGCCCAGGTATTCGGGATCGCCGGCGAGGAGCTTGTTGACATCAAGCAGCGGGCGGGGCTCGCCGATCAGGCGCTGCGCTATCAGCGGGCGATGGGACCGACCTACCAGGTTCTCCAGGTGGACTATTTCTAATGCCGCCGGTGCAGCTGCCTTTCCCCATCACGGCGCTGCCTGGCCGAAGGCCAGGTGAAGGTCAGGGCGACCTCATCAACTGCTATGCCCGCAAGGTGGGTAACTTGGTGCGCTGGCAGCGCGTGCCGGGCACGCAGCGCTTTACGCCGCCGCTCGTCGGGCCGTCGTTCACGACGTTCATGCCGCGCGGTCAGATCGTCGTCGACCAGTATTTGCTTTCGGCTTGGGGCGACAAGGTCACGCGCACGACGACGAACGGCACGACAGGAGAGCTGGCGAACACGCTGCCTGGCAACGAGCCAGTGACGTTCGCCCGCAACATGCGCACGCCTCCAGACGTCGTCGCGGTGACCGGCGGCAATGCTTACTGGCTCGACCTCACCGGCCTCGCCGGCGCGCCGTACGGCATCATCAAGTCCTACCCCATGTCGGCAGAGAACGGCTCACCGCTCGGGTCGGTGAACTCGGTCGACTACTTTTCAGGGTATTTCATTTTCTCGCGGCCGAACGC